CGAGCTCCCCGTCAAACTCATTCCATAAGATGTGGTACATTAATTCTTCAATCATGTCAGCGGGTTGTAATAAGGTTTCTCGGTTCATAGCCAGTCGTACATCCAAGCAAGTATAACAAGTCCTACGATCATAAAACAAAAGACTCCTAGTGTACTCATAATATATTCTCCTTCGGTTAAACTCATAGTGGATTCTCCGTGTTCTGTCGGATAACGCCTTCGATGGTGCTACTCCTGTTAATCAGCTCCGCTTGTAGCTCTTCCAGTCTGTCACGGACAGTTAAATTATCTGGTAGCTTTTCACGCACGGACAGGTAATGATGGATCAAAGCACGGATGTGATCGTTATCAAGGTCATTCATAGGTAAGAAATCTGGGTCGGTTAGGTTGTTACTGGTCATTTATTAAGCAATCTGGGCAGGTACTTTGTGCCTCCATTTTTGGAGATGTCAATCCGCATTTATCACAAGCTTTACGGACAGGTAAGGATCGGTTAAGCTGTTTCATGACAGATTTTGCTTGTTCGATGAAACATTCTTTACTTTCTGCACGCCCTTGATACTCAGGATAATCCCGGCAAGCCCATATAATTGATGGAGCCGTGTTATATCTCTCTGAGTCGATTCTATAGAAGAAAGTAACCTTTCGCCCGTTATGGTCGGTTAGGTATATTGTTACACTCATAAAAGTTCGGTGTATTCTAAGGTCAGGTAAGTATCTTTACTTTCAGATAGAAACCAGTCAATGCGGTCAAATTCATCAGGATATTCCTCTATGAGTTGATGGTTCTCTGAGTATTCTTCAAACCATTCTTGCCGAATCAGGTACTCTTTTAGAAGATTCAAAATAGTTTCGTCAGGTTCATTTTCTTTGTAGATTTTGACGATCTCATTATGGTTATGGTTTGCACCTATAAGTAAGTATTTTAATTTCATGGTCAGGTAAGGTTTAGTTTGATTGCTCCAGTTTATTCAGCTTTGCATTGCATTTGCTCAATTCATTTCTAAGCCAGTCCACATATGTCGGATCGTCTTGCCAGTAAATTATAGCTTGCTTTGTATCCTCGATGATTTGCTCAAGGTTTCTTATGTCGTCTATTTTGTTCATGGTCAGGTAAGGATTAAGAAGTAAAGTAGATCAAAGCAAAGAGCCAAAAGCTACCAAAGATAAGATTGATGATTAATAGGTCTAAGATTTTTTGTTTCATAGGTATTAATTTTAATGTTTAAGATAGGAGACATTTTGAACCTTGCTATTCCAGCATAGGCGACAAGCTTTGCATTCATTATTTTGTTTTGGAGCTTTGCAAGTAAAATCACTCTTTGAAGTTGTCACGGATGATGTTTGCACTCCTAATCTCTTTGCAAGCTTTTCAGGAGCAGGAAAATTAACCTTGTGAGCAGATAACCTAACAACCAAGTTATCAGGTAAAGAGCCGTATTGATTGATATATTGTTCAACAAGCTTGTACTCTCTAGTAGGTAACCAATGTTTTGTTTCAGGAGTAAGTTTACAAACTTGTACTATTTTGTGGAGATGATCGATTGACTGTATATCTCCTGAATCATGCCAACGGAAAAAATCCTTTGATTGATTAGATATGAGCAACGCCATTGAATTGACCCAACGAACATCTGACAAGCTTTGATATCGTTTCTCTAGAGCTTTTTGCACATTGCCGAATCGATACATACCTTTTAATGCATAGCACCCCTCGCAAACTGATCCTTTGACCTTTGCAAGCTTTGATCCGACATTGCAACGGCTCGCAGGTATTGAATAAGCTTTTCCCGGCATTTTTGAGGGATTTGAAAGTCCACCTGTGATTTCTTTCGCTTCTTTTAGTTTCATAGTAGTAGTATTTTTTGGTGTTTATTGGTTGTTTGATTTAATGGCTTGTATTTGCTTTTCTATAAACTCCTGTACAATAGATAAATCTTTTACAAACTCTTTCGGCTTGTCAGAGTGAGGTGATAAAGCTTTGTCGATAGTAAGAGCTATTGATTCTTCTAATTTGTTCATTTGTTCGTTGGATAAGTGTTTCATGATATTGGTATTAGTAATTTACAACTGGAATCGAATCTTTTAGCTTCATCATCGAAATGACATTAGTCCAATGAGCAGCTTCTTGTTTGAGTTCTTCAATAGTCGCTTCGTAGCTCTTTTGTTTAGCGTACGTTTTAGCCTGCTCGTTGACTAGCTTTTGGATTCTGTCTTTGTTCAAGTCGATGTGGAATAAAACTGCATTTAAGTGTTCTTCTGCTTCTTGTATATTCATATTGGTTTGATTGGTTTGACACTAGCGGAATTGCTGGTGATGACCTACCCATGCCACAAGCAAACAAGCCTGTCAACCCCCCTAGTCAACATTGTTTCACTTTAAAGCTTGGCTAATAGGTGCTATAACTGGAGCTAATGACTAGATCAGCAGAATTACTAATGATCGTTTATGATCGCTTTTGATCGTTTGATGATTGTTTATGATCGAAAGTGGAACGCGAAAAAAGAAAAACACTAACGCAAACAACTTGCAATAAGGGCGACATCAGTACCAAGCTTTGATCTAATAACAACTGGCAAGCTTTGACGCAAACACCTGGCAATCTCTGTTGATTTGCGAAAATAATTGAGAGCTTTTACCAGTTTCCTGCTGATTTGTTACATAACTCGTTGATTATCAACAGAGGTTCGCCTAATATGTATTATGTCTAATTGTATTAACATCCCCTCCCCTATAAGAATCTTACGGGTACACACGGGGGTAATTAACGCGCGCGTATATAGCGTCGACCTGTCAGATTTTTCTACCAAATCTTTTTGGAGTGCTACTTATCGCTTGTTATATCAAGCATCTACATACTCCTCTAGTCCGGCTCTTATAGCTATGCTTATGTAGTCTTCATCGGATGCTACCTCTTTGCCCCATTTAACAAGCATTTTGTGGGTTTTATCTTCCATCTCCAGGTTTAGCTTTACGAACAGCTCCTTCTCCTCTGACACGATTCGTATAACAGGAAGATCGTTTAGAGCAGCCGTCGAAGCGGGTGTGAGAGAAGCGTTAGCTTCGTCAGAACTGTGGCTCAAAGGTGTCGTTGTCTTCTTCTTCATCTAGTATTTCCTCATCGGGTGTAAAGATAACATCATCTGTTTCAGTTAACACCGATAGTTTAGCGAAGTCCAGGCATCCTGCTATAGTGTAGTCATTAAGATCGTACTCTCGTTTAAATCGATACACGAGCTTTGCTAGTTCGTATTGGAAGGTGTCTGTTTGATCGTTGATATTCATCGATAACATACTACTTTATAACAAAGCTATTTACTAGTCTTTTCGAGACGTTATTGAGACACTATTGAGACACCGATTCTTGACCAGTGTTTATCTAGGGTTTTAAATTTTATGCTTTACATGTTCCCTTCGGTTTGAGATCGTTATAATATTGATATTAAGATAGTACTTAAACTGTACTCTAAAATAATCCAAGGTATTTAAGTAACAAGTATACAAGCAATTACCTTAGAGTTAATTTAGCTGTTATTGCTTTTATAGCTTTCTTTTCCGCTTTTCGCTACAAAGACTACATTAAAAGTTACCTCAGCTACAACAGATCAGTTACAGTTGTTGAGCTGCTCATACATCCGTTCTTTCGCAGCTACTTTAACAAAGAGACTGATACTAACACTTTAACTTAGGTTTTTAAGGATAATTGTGTTTATAAATAAACCACATAGTAAATCTAAAGTTAAACTTTAGTATTTCAAGGTATAGCTATAACAATATAACTGTATTTAAACTAACTACAACAGCACTATATATACAGAGAACAAGGTTTGTTATTACTAAGTAAGGAGTAGCGATAGCTACGAGTTACATCCAAAGGTTAGCTACAGTTTTGTTATTACTTCTTTTATGAAAGCTATCAGTAAACTTTGTTAACTCTTCATGAAGCAACTCTTGTTGTCTATCAATCATAGATTGGTTAACATCAGCAGCCATCTGCTGCACCCAATAACCAACAGCTATTGATAAAGCATCAAGACGGTCATCATGTACTAAGCTACCCCTATCTCTTGTTATTCTACTTAACTGATACATCATCATGTACCTGGTTTGTTGTTCAATAGGATAGCTAAGAGCAGACCTGTAGTCATCAGCGATGACGGAAGGATCAACGATTAGACGGTGACTATTGAGTACAGGTTCAAGGGTATCAACAATCCGTAGCTCCTTCTGTTTGTTATGTCTGACTTCTTCTATAGTTACAGGATAGGTTGTTCTAAACAGAGGCTTTATCAGCTCCATAAACATACCGTCACCAAAGTTAGACTCGATCACTACTTTGTTAACTTTGTTATCTTTTGCTATAGCTACTAGTTGTTGTAAGGTTTTAGTATCGTACCCACCTTTTATACCACCAGCATCCGGAACAAACAACTGACCGTTAAGCATCTTTACCACAGCGTACCCTGTTTCATCCTTACCGCGACCAGATGGGTCAATAGATAGCACAGAACCTGTGTACGGTATCATATCACCAACGGTGTTAGCAGGTCTTCTGTATCGATCCCCAGCTAATCCTACATTAGGTAATTCTCTATCACAGTTATCAGGGTCACTGGACCACACGATCTTTTCAGGAGCTACATCCACATCAACATCTGTTATGATCAGATCGTTAATCTTTAATGGGTATCTATCAGCGTCACTTAGCTTAGGATTCAACATGAACTGAAGAGCGTATCCGGTACGACCGTACGACATCTTTCTTTCTTCTAGGTCCAGATCAGTGAACCGTAAGGGTTCTGTAGAAGTACCAACAGTCTCAGGAGTTATGTTATCCGCTATAAGAGGTGCTAGATCGCCTCCGTAGTTATTGGTAGCTTCTACCTCATCTGGATACTCTGAAGGCCATATACGGCTCTTGTAGCCCCTCTCTCGCAGTTTGTTATAGATAGAGTCCTCACACTGTGGAGTACCAAGAAAGATAATACGGGAGGTGTCCAATGGTTTAATGATAGCGTCAAACTCTTTTACTTGTTCATCCAGTTTATCCCTCATTCCTTGAGTAGCACTGTTGTTAGCTACTTCCACATCGTCTGCCACGATTATATCAGCACGAGAACCTGTTAGCTGGGATGATATACCTAGGGACTTAACGGAGGGTGCGTGAGAGGCAGGAGCAGGTCCTACATCAAATGCTATCTTACTGAATCGTTGGTTCTCTGATGGTTTTAATCCTTGTAAAATGGGAATCTCCTGAATGATTCGAAGTGTAAAGGTAGAGAAGTCATCTGATCGATTCTTACTAGCTGATACAACAAGTATGTTCTTAGATGGGTCCAGCAGTAGCTGATGTACTACAAAGGCACTCGTAATCCAACTTTTTCCTACGCCCCGGAACGCCATGATAACAGACCGCTTAGGTCCGTGTTGCAGGTACTCAGCGATGTCGTATTGGAGTTCTGTAGGATCAGGAAGGTTTAAATGTTTCCAAACCAGGAATAGAAAGTTTCTAAAGTCCCGTAGCTTGGGCGGTATCTCTTGGTGTTTCTTCTTCAAATGGTAAAGTTTTCAAGTCATTAGCTAACGCTTCTAACGGCGTACCAACTCCTGAGTCCATGACAACATTGTTATCTTTGAGGAACTGTCTTGCTCCGTTAAGAAGAGCAGCGTTGTACTCCCCCATATCCTCCATCAGATCGATACTATTACGATACGCACCTGCTATCTTATCGTGCAGTTTACTTCCCTCTTTATGACTTAGCATGATGTTATCCTACTATCTGTTGTTATCTTTGTAAACAAAAAGAGGCAGCCCGATTGGACTGCCCCTTAATGATGGATGAGCTAAATCTTAGCTTAAAGCAGACTCAAACTCAGCGACTGTTCCTAACTCTGTACCGTTATGGTAGAGGTTAGCGTCTAAGTCAGCAAGAGAAGCACTACCGTCAGTCGAAGAGATGTCAGTAGCAGCAGCAGTTGCGGAAGTAGAGAGAACCTTGAACTTGTCGTCTCCTTCGTCCCAGATAAAAGCAACATTGCTTTCGGAAGAACCACGCTCAACAACAAAACCTCCGTCATTGGAAGCATTGGTTCCGGAACCTGCACCTTTAGAAAGGTTCATGATGCTGTCAGTAACATCGATGTTAGTGGTGTTTACGGAAGTCGTAGTACCATTAACAGTCAAGTTACCGCTGAATGTAGCGTTGGCAGCCGAGATGTTACCACTGAACGAAGCAGAGTTACCGTCAGAAGCGAGGGAACCAGCTTGAGTTTGCAGAGCAGAGATGTCGCTGTCGTTGCTGCTGATAGCAGAAGTGTTAGCGGATACGTCGGACTGC